AATCCTTTAAATACTCTTTCCTTTTTTTCTTCAGGATCTTTGCCCTCAAGTAAATTTTCTTCTTCTTGTATTCTGGTGAGTATTTCAAATGCGTCAAATATAGCTAGTTTTTTAGTAGCCGCAGCATTCTTTAATCTATCTGCTGATATATCGTCGTCTGAATCTACAATAGGTTCCTTAGCGACTTTAATCAGTTCATCAACTGCCCTTTGCCCAGCTTGGATTATATTCTTCTTCGTCTCCTTGATATTCATATTTAATAGTTATAAGATTAGATAAAATTCTATATAGTCTTTCGCCATCTATAATAAATTCGTATTCAATTCTAGGTTTGAAACCAACTAGATCGCCCTTTTCAACAGTACCATCTGAATATTTGACAATACCTATTAAGGGTCTTTCTTCTTTAGTGTTGAATTTATCTTTAGCTTTTAAAGGTTTTACAAAACAATAGCCTTTAGGAACTTTCCATTCATTATCCTTTTTATACAAAAATATTTGATCTTCACCTATAATATATGTAGATTCGTCAAAATAACTTCTGCTATTTTTTTCAACACGATTCATGTCATGCCATCTGCGAAATACATTATGGTGTATTATAACTTCATCTCCAGGTTTAATGTCTGTATCACCAATTATTGGTATTGATATAACTTTTGCTAATCTATTTATATATTGATGATTAAATATTTCAGTGTTAAGTATTAACTCTGAATCACCTATCTTTTTAGTATTATTATATCTTTCCCCTATTGGTGTTACAACAAAGTTGTAAACACTTTTCATTAGTACTCTAGATTATACTCTACAGATACCGCCATATTCTTGTTAAAGTCTTTCCAAGGTAAAACTTCTTGGCCTTTTTTTATATAGATAGAAAACTTGTCATCTTCTTCTATAATATTACAAATAGTATGCCCACCATAAACGTCTTGCCCAACCGCGTAGTGCATAGCGTCGTTTTTATAATCTTTACCTATACTAATCTTCCTTATTAACTTCGCCATTTTCAGCTGTATTAAGATTTTCTGGTGGATAGTTTATTTCACCAGTATCTATATTAATATCTATTGTATTATATTCTTTGTGTAATTCTTCTTGCAAATGAGTTAATTGGCTTTGTAACTGTATTAAGTTATGTAGTAATTGGTGTTTTTTTGTTTCAATTCTACCAATCTCTACTTGGTGATTACTAACGCCGTTTACAGCGCTTTGTATTCTTGCTAATTGTTCATCTGTTACTTTTTCTGCTCTTGGTTTAAGATCTACGATCTTTTCTGTTTTTGGTGTTTTTCTTTTTGCCATTTTTAATTTAATTTAAGTTAATTGTTTGTTTATTCATCTTCAATATACCACTCTCCTTCCTCGTCATTTAATATTGCGAGTATTTGGGTATGGGTATATTGTGTTTTTCCATTTAAAAAACTTGGAGTGCTACCTTCAAACTTTACAAATGTTTTTGTGTTATCATTATTATATCTAAGCATAGAGGCTGAATGTTCTAAAACCTCGTTAAAATTTATTCCACTAACCTCATTTGTATCTATTATTACGTATTTTCTATTTTCGTATGTCATGTTATTTATATTAAGGCAGATCTGTACTGTGTGTAGCGCCACTTATTGTCCCGGTGTGGCTATTACTCGAGCTATCCGTTGCTGAACTTCCACTTCCTTCTTCAAATCTCCAATATGCTATTAACCCCGATTCTCCAGATAAATCTTTAACAACTCCACTATTATATAAATCTGAAGCAGAAACAACTGTGTTAAATACAGCAACTTCATCTAGATTCCCTTTAAAAGGCGCTGCTCCTGACCCCGTGTTTCTACCAATATCTACATTATCTAAGTCAGCATCGTGAGCGTCTAGCGCTGGAGAAGAATGAGTGTCTATTAATGATCCATTCAAATAAATTTTTAATTCATTCGCGCTTGTGTCCCATGTAGCCACAATATGTTTCCAACCCTGCCCCTCTAAACTAGTGTGACCATTTTCAATTTTAGCATCTCTTCTACCGCCTCCTTGTCCTTTGTATGAAAATCGCAATTCATTATCAGATGCGTGATACATCATTTGTATTATATTATCTGTACTACTCAATGATCCTGATTGTGCTCTAAAAATAAATCCCGATGCGGTTATTGATCCTGCTAAATCCATCCAAAATGCAAGTGTACCCGCGTCTTTATTTATACTTTCTCCAACACTATCTACTGCAATAAAATCATTAGTACCATCAAAAGATAAAGAATAGTTGTTAGAAAAACTTACTTTTAATTGAGAAGTCTCTGAGTGTAGACTATTACCTAATCCTAACATTACTTCCCTAAATAAGCAATTACTTTACCTGATGCTAATGTAAAACCTGTCCATCTACCGTAAATAGTAACTCCTTTTGGAAAAGTTTCACTATCTATAGCGGCACCACCGTTAGCATCTATATCTGTACCTGTTCCAGTATCATCTGGAAATAATTGAGTTGTTTCAGCTGTTAATCCACCTGAACTACTAGCAAATACAGTATCTTCTAAAAATGTGATGGCACAGAAAATCTTATCTGTATTACCAGCAACACCATTAGATGTTACAGCTGTTGTGCCTGCCACGTGTATACTTCCTAATTGCCCAAACGCTACGTCGGTTGCAGTGTTATCTTTTATAGCCATATTATGTTAATTTTTATTGTTAATTTTTATTTTATACTACTTTTGGTCGCCAGAAAACGTTAATACTAACGTTATAGGGTGTACGTTGTATAACTCATCACCATCTGCTAAATCTCCCGCGGCACCTGCTCCATTTTGAATTTGCCAAGCGGCAAAATCAGCTGGGGTGTTATATAATGTTGTACCACCTGCATGAAGCTTTTTCACACCGTCATGTCTAAATGTTAGTGTTGCCGTCGCGACAGTAGCAAGTTCACCTAAAACAATGTCGTCTTCAGCGTGTATGATATCACCTGGAGCAAATTTTGTAGTACAAGCTGCGCTACCACCAGATCCATTATCTAAGCTACCTATACTAGCTGTTGATAATCCAGAGACATCATGTGCTCCTGTTGTTTCTACCGCGGTACTAAAATCAATACTAGATTGAGCTACACCCGCGATCCATAAACAATAGTTTTGATTTGGAGCTGTTCCTGATCCTATAGGTTCTTTTACTGGTTCTAAAGAAATCTTAGTAACGTGTGATGGACCAGCAACTTCCATTGTATTAAGACCATCGGTATAGTGACTTGTTTTTAGACTTAAACTAGCAAGAAAATCGTCGTTAGGTTGTACACTTACAGGTGAATTTAAAGTTCCTATACTATAAGTATCTGATTTACTAAAATATAAATCCACAGATGATTGTTGATCAGCTCCATCTGTACCCCTGATTAAAGCAGTACAACCCACTAATCTACCAAGTCTTCTTGGTATGCGAAATTTTGTCCAATCAAATAATACGTCGTCTGCAACAAAAGCACCAAGGTGTTGTTTACTAGCCGTGATTGTTGGTTTTACTGTTACTTGATAATATCCTGATCCCATAATTTTATTTTTTTACTTTTTCTAATGATCGCCCGCCAAAATAAGCACCGATCACAGTTATTAATACTAATTGAAGTAAATCAACCCATGATGATTTAACTTCAAACTTTAATGCACCTGCGTCTATAAATATTAATAGCATGGTGCATACTATTAAGAATATCAAAGTCATAGGTCTAACATTCTTCGATAACCATGAATCTGATTTTAAATCCGCCTCCCATCTGCTAGTGATGTTTTTCTCCATCTCTATTTGATGATTAGCAATTAATTCTTTTATTTTTCTTTCTGCTTCAAGCTTTTCTTCTTTACTAGTAGTAAGATTATCTAATACTCCACCTACACCTTTTACTAGCTCTGCAGCTCCTCCAGAAAATATTTTATTTAACATTATTTACCTTTTACTTTTTCAAACGAACTAATACCAAAACACCCTAATGTTACCCATACGAATGAATTGTAAACTACTTCGTTTATAATTAAATCTTTATCAGCCATCAAACTAGTTAATAAATCAGCAACTGCAAATAATACCATAACTATAAATGATGCAAAGCCAATTATATTCTTTTCGTTTATTTCGTTTTTATCTTTAAATAAGCTCCACATGTTATATTGTCCCGTGATTACCGTTATTTGCTTCATGTTCCCATGGGAATCCACCGTCACCAGCTTGTTTCCACTTTCCATCTACTTTAATCATATCTTTACCATTTCTAGTTTCTCTAGCAAATGTTTCACCATTCCATTTAATGTAATCATCTCCATACTCTAATTTACCTAACTTCATATCAGTAGCATGTCTCATTTCGTGATTAATAATTTGTTTTTCTTCAAAACTTCCGGGGATTACATTTTCGTTAATATAAATAGTACCATCCATATTAGCTTCTCCCAAAACTCCTTCTTCTAAAGGCGTTCTAATAACAGGTGTCCCAGGTACAGATGCATCTCCACCAGCTTCTTGATGAAAACGAAATTTAGTTTTAACGTTTCCACTTATAGCATAATTACCTCTTTCTGTTCCTAATTTAAATCCCATGTTAATTTATTTTGTCCCACCTTGTCTTAAAGATGCAAAAGGCCATAATCTTCTTGCTAGAGACGGTCTTTGTACTCCAGGGCCTCCACCACATTTACCGCCCTTTGGGCACCAACCTCTTGGCCTTACTTTTCCTTGTACTTGTTTAACGTAGCGTTTAAGTCCTTTTTTTATATCTGTAATTTTTTGTTTACGCTTTTTCTTTTTTTCATAAGCGGGTTCAGAATACGTAGGTGTACCTAGCATACCAGCTTTAGTATAATCAGTACTAGTATGCCCTGCTTCATGTGTTTTCAAAGGTGCATTTCCAAAGCCTGAAAATCCATTCATTTTAAATGGGGTATCTTTCATTGTCTTTTTGATTTTTTATAAGCTTTTCTACTTCCAGCAGCGGCTTTTGCTTTAGCTTTTTCTGCTCTTTTTCTAGATCGTTTACCACTTGGTTGAAATGCAAATAAGCTTCCTTCTTCCGTATCATACTGTTCTTTTGTAAACGCTTTTGCTTCAGCTGCTTTTTTCTCTTGCTTCTCGGCTTTTTTAGTTAGTCTTGCGGCTTTTTTAAGTTGTCTTGCAACATACTTTTCGTTGTGTAATGGGGAAGAGTTTGCGAATCCTGAAAACCCTCTCATTTTAAATGGTGTGCTCATCTATCTTTATCTTTAATCATGTCGTCTATAGCTTTATTATAAACTTTATCTGTATATGATTGGTTGTTAAAAAATATACTTCTTTCTGATGTAGGTAGATCCTCTTCGCCTAGAAGTATTCTATATATTCTACTTATCATTTGAGAGCATTTGAATGAGGTCTTAAATACGGAGTACATAATAGTTGTTCTATTTCTATGTCTCCAAGTTTCTATCCAACCATCTCTTCTTAATCTCTCCCACCTTGCTTTATCCCACGAATATGTATAAACTCCGTTGATAAAATCATTTCGTGTAAATCTTCCTTTACAATCTAAATAAATTAATAATTCTAAATCTGCATCTTTTAATCCGTAAGTTTTACAGACCCACTTTCTAGTGAGCCTGTAATACTTAAGGATATTTAATTCGCGCAGATCCTGCGCAGTTAATCTCACTTATTAAGCCAAAGTAATTTGACAAGCGGTTATACCT